ATATTATATAATAAAACAATAGTTTTGTGCTGATTAAATTATGATTAATACTCAAGAACTAGAGAATGCGATCACCATTGTGGAAAAATGGTTAATCCCTCAATTCCTAGGAAAGAGGGCAGTATTTGTCTATCCCTCTAAAGCTCAGAAGGATTTGGGATTAAGTGAAAAAGTATTCTGGTTTGCAATTTTTTCTTTAGTTGAGCAACAGAAAATCAGCTTAGGTGAAAACGATTACATGGCAATTTATCCGGCTGCAATTGTATTAGGTAAACATCAATGAGCGATAAAAAAAACCCGCCATGTCCGAAGTGTGGGCATAGGATGAAAAAGAACGGGGTGCGTCCTGATGGTCGGCAAAAGTGGCGCTGTACCCCCTGCGGAGCGTCCCAAACCTCCGATCCTAAGCCCGTGGGAAGACCGAGAATTCATCCCAAAACTGATCCTAAGCCTATAGGGAGACCGTCTATTTTTCCAGGCAGGAAATTGACCGATGCCGAATCTTATTTAAGGCACAAGAAGAAAAAGGCTATGCTGGCTCTCAAGGCAAAATTTGAGGATTAACCAAAAGACTGAACTCCTTGCTATGTAAGGAGTTTAGTCAATCTAAAAAATATTTTCTGAAAACGCTTGACATATAGCCGTAGGTCTACTAATATGTAATTAACAACACGCAAAAGCAAAGGACGAATCAAATGACAATTAAATCTGGCGACAAAGTTAAAATCAATAAAGCTCCATATCCCACGGGCTGCGATGCTGAAACCGTTTACACGGTAATGGGTAAACCTTCTGATTACGGATGGGGACAAGGGCCGGTCTATACGCTAAAAAGTCCTATTGAAGTGGGGTTTGTTTATGTGAATCCCATGAGACCAATTGGCGATTTAGATGTCTTAGAAAACTAATAGCAACCCCACACCCTAGCCAAATATCAAACGGCTAGGGATTCAATAAACACACAAGCAAAGGACAAATCAAATGGCAATCTACAAAAGTCAAATTCAAGAAGCGGTTGAAACACGGAAACAAGAAGCTGGCGAACTAGCTAAAAAATTCTCCACCGAAGCAGGAAAAAGGGTTGCTGTGGTTAGCTGGAAAATGTCATCACGGACATACCTTGTAGGCATTCAGTTTATTGGTCATCTTCCCGATCTAAAAGTTGGTGACGAGTATTTATACGACGGTGAAACAATGACGATTCAATACATTGTCGAAGCACCTAAAGAAGTTGTTGAGCAAACAGAAACAGTTGAGGTTTTCACGCCCGATGTAGATTTAATTCGACTCGAAGAAAACCAGGACAAAAAAAGATATCAACACGCACTCAAGGCACTGTTAGCACTTCGTAAAGCGGGTTACAACGTATTATATGGATGGAATAAAGGACACGGGTTTTGGATCAAAGGGTTGAAATCCCCCCGCGATACTTATTTCTTTAGCATGAAAGAAGCTATGAGTCTTGTAAACAATTAACCATCCCCACACCCTAGCCAAACATCAAGCGGCTAGGGATTCAGTAAACACGCAAACAGAGGACAGATGAAAGCAGAGCAATTAAAAACAACAATTAAGGGGATAATTGACAGCGACCCCGGATGGATTGACGGGGTTTCTACCAAAGAATTAGCCCAAAAACTGAAAGAAGAAAAGGACGTTATTTGCTCAGTCTCCACACTAAATAGAGCCATGCTCTCAATAGTCGGGGAAACTGAAGACGGTTATCCCACCAATGACGGAAACCTCGTTATGGGTGAGGATTGCCCCAATAACGGGAGAAGTACAGGGTTAAAGAAATATTACTGGTTTATCACATGACCGAAGACTGGAAACCCTCCATCTGGGAAGCCCAACAAAGATACAAGGCAACCCAGAAGGGCAAGGATCGGGATCTGAAATACGAGGGTACGGAGAAAGCAAGGGAACGGCGGAAACGCTACCTTGCCAACTTAACCCCAGAGCAACAGGAAAATCGGCGCGAACAGAAAAGATTGTGCGCCGAAAGGCGACGGGAGAGAGACAGACAGGAAGGGGTTGATCAATTAAAAAACCAAGGAAAAGACAATGATTGAATTAACAGATTTAGAAAAGAAAGTCCTGCACTCCAGTCGGGACAATGAATATGGAGATCCAGCTGAAGACCCTGTCTGGGTTTTCTCTATCATCAAAAACTCTGGTATAGAATCTTCTAAAGCTAGAGGGGTTATTTCCTCTCTAGCAAAAAAAGGACTGGCTTTCGTAGACGACTACGAGGGCAACGGAAAAGCTGATGATATGGTTTTTTCTTTAACTCCACTAGGAGTTGAAATGAGTGGAGGTTAAGCGATCGCACTCCCAACAACACAAAAACCCCAGGATTCAAGCCCTGGGGTTTTTGTTGTTTCAACCTTCTAAACCGCCAAAACATCTACAACAGATTCAAACCACTGCAAATGTTGACGGGTTGCATCCTTAACGCCCTTCTGCGCAGCGAGTAATAGTTTAGAAAAAGCACTCCCCTCTGGAGTTGGAACCCAAGCCGGATCTTTCCCCGTGGGGTTAGGAGTTTGCAATCCATTCTCGGCTAACAATTGATTAACTCGCCTGCCACTGTATTTGATGCCAGTGCGCTTTTCTAAGATGACTCCAATTTCGGTGGGTGTCAGAAGTTTTTCCTTAACTTCGACGGTTAGATGTTTTTTGGCTTCTTCCATCGCAGGAGCTAACGCCGGATAAGTTTTAGCGATGTTGTTGGCAATGACCCCTGAGATAAGTGTTGGGTCAACATTGGTGGGTCGGAAAACTGCCATAACCGCATCACTAATCAGTTGAGGTGAAGGCTTGTCTAGTAAATTAATTCCATGAGCGTTTTTCAATTCCTTCTCGCACCGCAGGAAATATTGTCGAGTCTCCCGCCCCTTTTCCGTGCCCGCCATCTCTAGGGATTTATCTTGACTATTTTCCATCCCTGAGAAGATTTTCTATTCCCTCTTATAACATGAAAAAGGTTTTGATAATTCAGATTATTTTCTCGACAAAAATCTTTTAGGTTATTTACCGTGATATCAACACCAAGTGGAGATGTTAAGACATAAGTATTTATAGCCCTAAGTGGTAATCCTCTTTTTGCTTCAGCCATTTTTCTTCTAGTTTCAATACTTGCCTCATGTTTTCCTTTATTTGATTCTGAAATTCTTTTCTTTGTTTCTTCTTTAACGGGTTTCATTACTTGATATTTTCTTGCTTCTTTGATTCTAGTGCGGGTTTCTTCCGATACTTTCACCCCTTTTCTACTATGTGCAGAAGGTGAAATATTGAACTCTGGAGTTAATTTATCCAAATAAGACTGTTCTAAATTCAATAAAGATAAATTATCTAAAACAGATAGTACGTCGTGAAATTCAATAATCTCAAATACAAAATCATCGGAGCCATATTTATCCCAGGTTCGTTGCAAAAACTGGCTATGGTGATTACCTTTTTTTAGTTCGCTTAAATGTCGCCTCCATCTTTGGTAAAAATTTTCCGATGTACTCCCTATATATTTTCTTCCCGTACTCTTTTGTGTAATAGAATAAATTCCTGTCTTAGCTAAATCTTCAATTAGATGGGGCGTAACAGAAGATATTTCGATGTTCATTTATTGTTAAAGTGTTGTGTGATTGTTTTAATAGTATAACACATTAAAACAATCAATCCCTAATGCCTTGAAACAATCGACGGTGAGATAGATGGATTCGCTAGGACGACCGCCATCTGGGGTTTTCATCCATTCGGATAAATAGTCTTCCTCTTGTTCAAAGTTGCGGGTTAGCTTCTTTTTGGCAGCCTGTTTACTCGAATATCCCAACCATTGCCAAGCGTCTTCAAAATCAACGGGGTATTCTTTACCGGAACCGAGTAAACTTAAAGCTAGTTCTTTGCTAAAGTTATTCATTGTGATCCTGTATGCTAGGTTTACAGCCCTTGGGTATTTGACGTACCGCGAAGGGCGTTTACTATTAACTATTATACCACAATTAATGTTAATTAGTCTGGCAATTTCCCGATTAATTTAGGTTCAATTCCTGTTAGTTTCTCGAATCTTTCTAAAATAATGGTGCAATATTGTGGCGATAGCTCGAATCCGAAAACCGTGCGATCGCCTTCTAATTTTTCCCCTGCGACAATATCCGTGCCACTACCAAGGAAAGGGGAATAAATTACCCCGTCATCGGGTGAGCTACTTTTATAAATTCTGGCAATCATATCAACGGGTTTGGGTGTTGCGTGACCCCATCTCTCCTCACCTTGAACTCTGGGATATTCCCAAACATCGGTCATGTTTTCATGGGTGTTATTGAAGTAAGCCCGTGTCTCGTACCATTCCCGTTTAAGGTCGTCATATTCCCGCTTAAGGTCGTCATATTCCCGCTTAAGGTCGTCATATTCCCGCTTAAGGTCGTCATATTCCCGCTTAAAGGCTTTGCCTTTTGCTTCGTCCTGCCATGCCTTGTAGACTTCCTCTGTTGGCATTGTCCACTGAGAACTATCAAACCAATGGCATCCGCTTTTTTCTGAATGTCCGGCGGCTCTTTTTGCCCATTTAATATCACCAACTTTCTGAAGTTCTGTTTTTAAATAAACTCTAATATTTTCCCACCCATCCCAATAATTATCAGCATTATTATTAAAACCTTGCTCACCAACCATAAAAAATAAACAGCGTTCTGTCTGTTGTGGATATAGTCTTAACCCATCCATCCCTTGATGACTTATCCCACCCGCACCCGCGTCACCTTTTGCCCAAACAATCTCATTTCTTAACGTCAACCGTTCCGAATCTTTCAACCCGCCTTTATACCACAACCGCCATAAATCCTCAGCATTACCCCAAATATAAGCACTGGCATTATCAGCAACAGAACCCCGGCAAGCCCTCCACCATTTCATCTGAAAATCATCTAGCTTATCCCTGTAGAGGTTATCATTCAGAACCCCGTCCTTTTCTTTACCCATGCCATAGGGCGGATCTGCGTGAATTAATGAAGCTATGCGATCGCCTAACAAAGCCCTAACATTCTTCTCAATAGTAGAATCACCTACAGCTAATTTGTGCCGCCCTAACTGCCAAATTTCACCCAACTTAACACGGCTTTCAATCTCATCTACCTTATCCAGAAGTTCGGCAATTTCTTCCTCGTTTTCTTCCCTCTGTTCAGCAACGCCAAAACTTTCACCTTTACCCAATGACTCTAATAATTCATTCAATTTATCATCAGGGAAAAACTCAGATAGATCAATTTCCTGAGTTAACTCACTCAAAATATCAAAATCCCATGTTGAGAAATCAGAAGCCGTATTATCAGCAATGGCATATTGAGTTTTCTGTTCGGCAGTAAGGTTTGTCCGTTTCACCGCCACTATCTCATTACCCGTTGTTTCGACGACGATCACCCTTTCAATACCCAATTGACCCGCTTCTTCAAACGCCCCGTTACCCGCCAAAATAACGTCATTTTCATCGGTGACAATGCTCCGAGTCATCCCAAATTGTTCAATTGATTTCCTAATAACGCTTGCCGACAATGGTGTTCTTTTCCTTGCATTGTTAGGATCGGGAGTCAATTTAGAGATATCAGTCTCAGTAATTTTAGGTTTAGTCATATTTAAGTTGTAGCAATGTTTTCAACTATGTTAACTTTAAAGTGTTGTTATTGCGTAAGGTTGCGAAATAAAGGGAGGTAAGGCACATCTGATCAAAGATGCTGTTAAGGCATTTCTTGACAACCCATCCCTGTCCAACAGAGAGGTTGCCAGTCAGATTGGAGTTTCAGAAGGGATAATAAGACACTGGAAAAAACAACCCATTTGGGAAGAAAGGAAACGAGAGATTATTAACGAAAAAATGGAGGCAATTAAATCAATGATTGAAGAAAATAGAGAGAAATACAAAAAGGATCTTGAGGATGGAATCAAAAGGATGGAGGTTTATTTGCGTGGGTTAGACGTAATCGCATCATCTTCTATTGCTGTTAGTGCAAAGGCTTATAGTCAAGCATCCAAGAGCGATGACCCAATGAAAGCCTGTGGCAAGTTAACCAAATCAGGGACGCATATTCACGGAAGGATGGCAGTAGAGACGGTTAAAGCCATTGCCACACTCCATGAACAAATCTATCAAACGGGCGTAGTATTTGACCATATCCAAAGTTTAGAAGATGAAGATAATGGGGATATCTAGGGATTATTGTAGGGTATTTAATATAATTTACCACCGCACAATTTTAATATTATTTACTTGCTAAATACCCCGTTTTTTATTCAAGCTCCTGTTAATTTGGTGTATAATATAGGAATGAGAAAAGCCGGAGGAAGTAGTAAGTCTCCAGCTTTTCTCAAAAATTACTTATAACAACCCAAAGGAGGGTTTCCTATGTCTAGTTTAGCATTGTCTGGCAATCAAGATCACAATCAGTCAAAATCTCCGTTCGACTCTATTAAGCGCATTGATCGTGAAGGTTGCGAGTATTGGATGGCACGGGAGTTAATGGTTCTGTTGGGGTATACAAACTGGCGACAATTCAACGAAGTCACTCAAAGGGCAATTGTATCTTGTCGGGTTCACGGTGAAAATGTAGAACACCACTTTGAGGTTGAGTTCAATCTGGTGAAACGCTCTCAAGGAGGGGGATCTAAGCAACAGAACTATAAACTATCTCGTTACGCGGCATATCTCATTGCGATGAACGGTGATGTCCGCAAACCGGAAATCGCCCAAGCCCAAGCCTACTTTGTGGTTAAAACCCGTGAAGCGGAAACCGTCATTCCTCAGCAACACGATGAA